GCCTTGTACAGAATCTAACACGATCTGACGTTTTAAGTTAGAGGTAAAAATATGCTGTTCATGCTCTGTTAGGTTTTTAAAATCTGAAGCATCACGCAATATATCAATTTCTTCGGGTCGCCAAAAGAATCCTAGTTGCTTATCAGTAAGTTTATCAAAAGCACGATACTTTAAAGTATCGAATCTTTGCATACCAAGAGGCTCATCAAAAAACATTTTAGCAGTTGTATGGTCATTAGTTGTTTTGTTTAATACAGTCATTATATCACCTATAGTACACAAGAGTCACAGTTAGCTTCATCATCAATATCTGGAAGCTCTTGTGATTGTGTTTCATCAAATTTATTAATATCAATCTCTCCCTGTCCGTCAAAAGTATTAAAGTAATATAGTTGCTTACCACCATACTTGTAAAACATGAGAAGATGTTGAATCATAGTGCTCATTGGTATTTTTTCGTCTTCAAAAAATGTTGGATTATAAGAAGTGTTTACAGAGATACCTTGATCAATGTATTTTTGTAGGATAGCACAAATCTTTAAATATCCTTCGGGTGATCGTTGATCCCAAAGAAGATTATATTTAGAACGTAGTTTGTGGATTCCAGGTACTACTTGTTTAAGCACCCCATCTTTTGATTGTTTAATAGATACAAAAGAACGAGGAGGCTCAATACCGTTTGTAGCATTTGCAATTTGAGCGGAAGTTTCTGAAGGCATTAGAGCCATTACAGTTGAATTACGAATTCCTGTTTTATGCAACTGTTCTCTTAACTGATCCCAAGGCATACGTTCTTGATGAGGCACTAACTCGTCCACATCTAGTTTACGTGTATCGATAGGGACTACTCCGTGCCCATATTTTGTTTCTTTATTGCCAGAAGGAGCACCTTGTTCGTGTGCTAAGTCTGCAGAGGCTTTAATAAGGTAGTAGGACCATGCTTCAGCATACTCATCTAGCAGTTCCAAATCTGGTTCTTCATAACTTGTGTTATTACGAGCTAACCAATATGCAAGATTAATAATTCCTACACCGAGAGGACGGCGTTTCATAGTTGCATTATGAGCTGCTTTAACAGGGTAGTTTTGGTATGATAGAAGAGCATCTAGTCCTCGAATGGCTAGTTCACAAGGTTTTTTGAAATCTTCTGGTTTATTAATTTTACCCCAATTAATGGCTGAAAGGGTACAAAGAGCAATCTCGCCTTCTTCATCATTAAAGTCTGTAAGAGGCTTTGTAGGAAGATTAATTTCACAACACAGATTAGATTGGTGAATTGGGGCCATTTTTTCGTCAAAAGAAGAGTGTGTATTTGCGTGATCAACATTCATCAAATAGATACGACCAGTATTTTTACGCTCTTCCATGAATTGAGAGAATAATTCTATAGCTGGGATAGTCTTTTTACGAATATTTGGATGGACTTCTGCTTTTTCATATAAATACTTAAATTCATCTTGATTATTAAAAAAAGATTCATATAGTCCTGGAACATCTGAGGGAGAGAAAAGTGTAATGTTGCCACCTTCGAGTAGGCGTTCATACATCAGTTTGTTGAATTGCACTCCGTAGTCCATATGTCGGACTCTATTGTCGTCGGTTCCTTTATTGTTTTTAAGCACGAGCAGATCTTCGACTTCAAGGTGCCAGATAGGATAATACAATGTAGCGGCTCCGTTTCGCACACCGCCTTGTGAACAGCTTCTTGTAGCTGATTGAAACATCTTGTAGAATGGAATAACTCCTGTGTGGTAGGCGTCTCCACTTCGGATGGGACTTCCAAGAGCTCTGATTCGTCCAGCTCCGATCCCGATGCCTGCTTTTTGGCTAACATACTTGACAATAGAAGAAGTAGAAGCATTGATACTATCAAGCGAGTCGTCAGTTTCGATGAGGACACAGGATGAGAACTGTCGTTGAGGAGTCCTGACACCTGCCATAACAGGAGTAGGAAGAGAAATATCAAAGGTAGAAATTGCGTCATAATATTCTTTCACCCACTTAAGGCGAGATTCTTTATCGTATGACTGGAAAAGAGTCATAGCAATAAGCATATACGCCATTTGTGGAGTTTCATAAATTTGCTTTGTAACACGGTTCTGGACTAAATATTTGCCACGAAACTGTTCCATAGCTGCGTAGGTGAGTGTATCATCTCTTTGGTGCTTTATGTAACTATTAAGTTTATTGAATTCGACTTTGGAGTACGACTCTAAAATTTCTGAATCATAAAAGCCGAGCTCTACATTCTTCTTTACGAGCTCTAATAAATGCCATGGCTCATACTGACCATAAACCATCTTACGGAGATGATAATTAATTAATCTACCTGCAACCCATTGGTAATTTGGTGATTCATCTGAGATTAAATCTGCAGCTGACTTAATTAAAGTTTCTTGTACGTCTGCTGTTTTAATTCCGTCAAAAAATTGGATCTGACTTTTAATCTCAACTTCACTTGCACTAACCCCTTTAATATCTTCGCAAGCAAAAAACACTACCTTATGTAATTTTTCAATATCAAGAGGCTCCTGTGAGCCATCTCGTTTAACTACTTCTGTCATAATATTTCCTTTACTGTATTGAACTAATATTATCTTCTTTAACAATAGATATCTTATCTATCAGCGGGTGAGTAAAATCATGAGAGATTAAAAATACGTTTAAGTTATCCTCACTCTGCAAAACTTCTACTAACTTTTCTTTTCCTTCATCATCTAACACACCTGTTATCTCATCAAGGAATAAAAGATTTACACTACTGCCGCCAAGTTTTGATAGCAGTGAACGAATTGCTAATAGGATTGAGGTTTGAATTCGAGAGAACTCTCCGCCAGATACCGTCTCAATTGGTGTTGAGATTCCATTATTAATTACTGATATATTTAATTTTTCTTTATCAAGTTTAAACTCAACTTGAAACTGCCCATCACTTAAAGTTGATAGATACTTATTAATAGCAAGCTCTAACTCTTTAGTTAAGTTTTCTAACTTAAAAGCTACAATGCCTGATGTACTAAAAGCTTTCTTTAGAATATTTAAAGAATTAGCTTTATTTGATTTTGTTAATATATCATTTTTTACACTTTTTTGTCTAAAAGTAAAATCATTTTTTTGCTCTATTAGTGCTTCCCTTTTAGCGTTATTGATCCCAGCCTGTTCATTATGTTGTTGTGCTTCAGAAACAGCGGCAGAGATAGTAGCCCACTGCTCTTTAAGAATTTTAATTTTTGTTTCAATGTCTCCTACATTAGGATAATTTTTTGAAACTGAATTATCAATAAGTTGTGTTAGATGCTCAAAGCGTTCTATTTTTCTTTTATTCTCATTATACTTAGTTTTTGCTGTATCAATTTTTTTGATCTCCTCACTCCACTGCGTAGCTTTTTCTAAACCAGTGTTATACTGTGTAATCTCATGAGCAAGCTTATCATTCAATTCTGTTTTTAAAGTTTCCAGATGAGATGTGTCAATAGTTTGTCCACAAGATGGACAAGTATCATTAACCTTGATTTTTGCGATATCATCTTTTAGGTTTTTCTGAGTTCGTTGAGACATTATCAAATCTTGTTTTAAAGTTTGATACTCATCCCACCATTCAAACTCTGCTGGAGCTGAAAGACCAGCTTCAAACTGAAGCGAATCACGCTCTTCTATGTGCATATTATTACGATCAATTTTCTTACAAGTGGTTTCGTAATTATCAAGTTCTTGTTGCAGTACTCCAATCTGCTGTTGAATAGATTCATCAATCTTAGGCACTTCAACTCTATACATTTCTTCTGGAATACTTGTGATAGATAAAAAGTCATCAATAGATTTTAGCTCCCCTTGTATTTGTGACAATTCTCTATCATTTTCTGTTGCCTTAGCTTTTATTGTTTCACCAATTGCTATATATTTTTCTAGGTTGAACAGATTAATTAAGAATTTCTTACGGTTTGCATCTGTTGCTTTTAAAAACTCTAAAAGATCTGTTGAAGATTGGTAGGTAAGTTGTGAAAATACATCAAAATCAACTCCAACAATATTAGAAATTATTTTATAAGTATCTAATACTTTATGGTCTGAAATATCAATTCCGTTTTCGAGTAGTTTAACTTTAGTTTGTGCACCAACTCTATTAACTGATATAACATAGTCTTTACCATCAGCAACAAAAGTAAGTTCTGAATTCCAGTTCTTGTCTTTTGACCAGCGATTAAGTATGTCTGATTTTTTAATTCCTTTAACATTTTTATTAAACAGAGTTTCTTGAATTATCATTGCAATTGACGACTTACCACTACCATTTGGAGCCGTAAGTTGTGTGATTCTTGCTTTTTGCAGATCAATCACATTATCGTTTCCATATGAGAACATATTAGAAAACTTCAGTGTTTTTAGTGTAATTTGACTCATTTGAATTTTTCCCAAGTTATAAAAGGTTCATAAGGAATATGACCATTAAATTCGTTTATTTTTTCTTGTATTTTGACATTGTAGGGTTGAGAAAACTCCCAACCAGTGAGTTTTTGTCTTCTTTTAAGATCAGGGTATTCTTTATAGATAAACTCACAGTTTTTATTACCAGCAGCTGTGCCATCATAGTGTGCTGCATACCAGCAAAAGATAGGTTCAAGTGAAGTAAAAGTAAAGAAACGTTTTCTTACATTGATCGCATACTTAACCATATTAGGAGAGTCTTCATGCCAGCCAATACCGATTGTGTCATGAAAATCAGGATTGTGACCAGAAAAGATTAATATCTCATCTACCATAATTTGATCAAATAAATGTGTTAGTGCCATTTGTGACGGAGAGCGTACAAATTGCCCACACTCTATAGCTTGTTGAATAGTTTCTCCTAAAAATTGATCAAGAGAGAGTGTAACAATTTTGTAAGGTATGTCTCTATCTTTACACCATTTAACTGCCCAGATAATGTCTCCTCGATTCATTTGATCAAAGAGAGATAAAATTAATACACGAAACTTAATTCCTTGATTATAAAAAGCTTGAGCAGTAACTTCTGAATCTATCCCCCCACTCATTGCAATTACATAATCACCCCTATTATGTAAATTGAATCGCACTACTAAAGATTCTAAATCATACTTAAAAGAAGTACTTCTTCTATAATAGAGTGGGACATTAACTTTAACTCCATCAGTTATTTTACCCCAAGGATGAGTTTGAGGTCTCCACCAAGAACCATTCTCATACTCCCAATAAACACGATTACAATCTAATATCGAGACTTTTGAACTCATTCATTACCTGCTCAGTATCAGCTACTTTAATATGGTTTAAGTAGATTTCAAGCTCTTCATAGATTGTTTTGTTTTTCAAATCTAAGGTTGCGTCTTCTTGTGGTTTTTCTACTACTTTTTTATCTAACAACTCAGAACGTTCTATTTTAGACAATTGATCAATGTTACCAGTCACTTCGTATACCACATGATGACGAGAATCTGTGGTCATTTCTTCGCCAGCTTTAATTGTCCGACGAACAAGCTTGGGTAAATCTAAATCGTAAAACTCACGTGTGTAGTTGTGCGAATCTATGACCTCGTACAAATCAACTCCATACTCACGCTTTTCGTCTCGGTCAAAAGTTGTATTAAGAGGGGAACCAGGGTAGTAGCAATTAGTGTCAAGATAACGATGATTAAAGTGTAAATCGCCAAGTAAACATAAGCCCCAAGGGGAGAGACGGGAGAAATCATATTCTGGTGTAATATGCGGCGGAACTTCTCCACGTATATGAGTAACGAGTATTGCATCTTCTTCGTATGATGGTAAATTGTCTGTCTGTACTTCTCCATACGGGAAGAACTGAAACAGCGTTTTACCCACACGCGCAGATCCGTTTCGAGTAAATACCTGTACACTCGGATTTTTAATAGCATTTTTCTCAGTAAGGTGCTCAAAGAATGTTTCTCCCTTTCTAGTAGCTTCGTGGTTGCCGGGGATAATGAGTGTGGGAATTGTGACTGAATTGATATAGCTTAAAAATAGCGAGATTTCATCTGGTTCTGGTTTTTTATCAAAGATGTCACCAGCTATCACATGCACATCCACGCGTTGTTCTAAAGCGATTAGTTTACGAAACATTTCACGAAATCTTCCAGTCTGCCAATCGTAGGGAACTTTTTTCTTATGCAGATTGATGTGCCAGTCTGCTGAACACAATATTTTTGTCATAGTTTAACTCCATCTTTTGTTATTACAATCATTACGTTGTCGCCTCTATTTTTTAACTCTCTCATATCAAATATATCAACAGTCCATTCAGTTTTGTTGGTTTTAATAATCATGTGTGTTAGTTGTTCTGGATGCATTTCTGATACATCTTCAATTATATAGATTCCTGTATCTTTAATTTTTGGCAACCAAACTTCAGCTGTTAACATCTGACCTGAAAAAGTATGATCTCCGTCATCTATAATGATATCAAACTCATCCCAATCAGTCCATAAAGAAGCATCTTTTGAATCTCCAATAGTAACGTCTAAAGACTTATCGCACAGCTGGGCTTCAGCAATATCAACGCCTTTTACCTCACACTCTGTAGAAAAATACTCATTCCACATGCGAAGTGAGTATCCTTGTGCTACTCCAATCTCTAAAACTTTTGAAGCCGTCATGCGATAGCTGTTTAATAGTTTTTCGTATATCATGATGTAAGAATGAACAGAGCCTTTATCATTATTACCAGCTATTGACTCATCCCATCCATTATTATAGGTCTCAAGTAGTGTTAAATTTTTGATTTGCCATTCCTCTTAAAATATGCTAATTTATGTGAACCAGCTAGTGAACAACGTAACACCGCAGGTGAAAAGCTGTTGAACACCACTTGAACCGCTGTGTCGTAACGTTCGTCTCGGAGAGACGTAGCTGGGGCAACGTAGTTGCCTAGCCGTCACGTCACAGCTGTGCCTAGATCTCTAGATATTGAAAATCTTGTGTATACCACATAGCGAAAGTATATCTCTCACCTTTAGTTACTTTTGTTACTCCATGAACAAACTTATCATTTGATGGAAAAACTAATAAGGTATTAGCCTTTGGTTTATAGCTCCAATCAAGTCTTGGAAAGTAAATCTCTCCACCTTCATATAAATCATTGATGTAGTATATAGATGACCAAGTTCTGAACGATGTTGGATGATTAGTTTTATCTCCATCAGGCCAAGAGTTATCTGAGTGTACAGTCATTTCTCTACCAGTTTCCCATCGAGTTAGCTCTGTGTTATCAGGAAAGTGTAATTCACCTGTGTACTCATGTATAAGTTGTTGTCCTAAAAACCTACAAAGATTCATGTAAGATTTAAAGGTATACCTTGTCTCATTCTGAGAGTCTAAGAGTTTAAAGGGAATAGTTCTCCCTCTAAACTCTTCAATAGTTTGTGCTTGAGTAAAATACTGATTTTTAAACAGATTTTTATTTTGATCTAAAAATCTGCAAAGACTAGGCCAGTGATATTCATCATCAAATACTTCTCCTCTGATGATGATATTATTTAAGCAATCAGTTCGCTCTTCTCCAGTTATTGGCTTTAGCTCGTAGGTTTTAACCTCTTCCAATGATCTTTCCTATATCACCTTCAAATGTGTAACTTCCCACATGATTAAGTTTAGTATTCGGATCTAACCAAATCTCACCACCAAGCTTCTGCCATCGACGACAAAATGTATAGTCCTCAGATAAATAACGGTTATCATCAGGATCTAACCAGGTATCAAATAAAGCATAACAATATTTATTAAACTTTGGGTCAATATTAGAATCATTACGATAATGAAGTTCTGGATGAGCTTGCATCATTTTTTCAAAAACTTCACGTTTCACTAAGAAAAATCCAGTCGATGCGTCAAGTACTTCTATAGCACCATTCTCAACTCTAACTTGTTTTTTCTCAATATCTTGAAACTTAAAGTTAATAGCATATTGAACTGGCAAAGCTTTTTTAGGGTAAGCGGCAGCCATAATTGGTTTATCATAGGCTAATGCACGAAGAATTGATTCTGCATCAAATTCAATATCAGAATCAATAAACATTAAGTGAGTACAATCAGATTCCATAAACATTGCAGTTAGAATGTTTCTTGCACGAGTAACTAATGACTCATTACGAAGAGTTGTAACTCTAAAGTTGATTCCGTGTCTCATAAGTGTCTGAGAAGTGCGAAACATAGACAAAAAGAACTGATCTGTTAGCATTCCTCCATAACAAGGTGTTGCAAAGAAAATATTATGCTTTCTAAGAGCTTCTAAATCAATTGTTGCTTGATTACCTTCAACGGCTTTGAAAGCACCGAAAGAACGTTCCTTCGGTGCTTCCTTACCGTTAGCAGGTTTCATATCTGCTAAAGATTTTTTCATTAGGCTAAATCATCCACGTCTTCTGCAGGCTTGAATTCATCGGAAACATCTCCCGCGAAGTAGGCAGTGTTTTGCAATAACCACTCTTTTTGTTCATCATAAGATTGACGCTTGTAAATTTTAGATAGATCAAATAGCTCTAGTTCTTTTTCTACGTCAGATAGAGGTGCGTTATTACGAGCTGGGATAATAGAATACTTTACATTTTGAGGTAAAGGACCAGTCTTTTCTTTTTTAATTGTAATATCATATCCATTACTAGCATCTGCAGGATTACCATAATCAGGGTTTGTTGCATAATCTACGATTTGTGAATAGATAGTAGCTCTTAGATCAAAGAGCTTAATAGATCCGTCTGCACGATCAATTACGTTACAGACATAAGAAAATTGAGGCTTGTCCGAATAGACAGCTTCGTCAATTTCTTTGAAAGGGTCTTGAGCAGAATTATCAAAAGACTCTGTCTCGCGACTAAACTGAAGACATTCTACAGGCATCTTCTTACCTTCTTTTGTTACTACCCAGTAGCAGTAACGGGGCATGACATCTCCGATCAATCTGACTTTAGTGTCTCCGACACCTAGTGTTAATCTTTGGATTTCTCTGCGTTGATTTGAGCCGTTGGATTGTTTTCCTTTAGCTTGATCCCATGCGACCATATTGTTTCTCCTTTTGTTGAACGTTGGTTCTTATGTGTAGGATTTCCTCGAAACCGAGGACTCAGTTAAAAAATAAATTTTATTATCTTTTATGTTTATGTAAGGATTATTAATTTCCTTGTTAATGTAGTCTTTGTCAATATAATCTTGTTTTTCACTTATACGCCTCATTGATAAAAGCTGTAAGTATTCTATCTTTTTTAGAATATTTACGTTATGAGTAAGAAACCAAGCATTGGTAAAATAGCTCATTGGTTCTTGTGTTTTATAGTGACATTTTAATTCTGTTTTTGTTTGTTCTAAAACACCGTCAGTAAATAGGTGTGCTGGTATGTGATTAATTTTTAATGCGTTCATTAATCCTTTAGTTGTTTTAGGATTATACAATTTTGTTTGTGCAAAGGTCAAGATAAGAATGGCGGCTTGATCTTTTCTTGCCCTTGATTCTATTTCATACCAATTAAAGTATATAGTATCCACGATGCTTATACCACTCAAGACGTTTAGTTTGTTGGCGTGCGACAATCCCTCCAGATAACCACCAATCTACTATCATTGGTACTTGCTTGTCAGGATGTTCACGAATTATGCGACCTACTCGTTGTTCTAATTTAATAGGGTTATTAGAAGGACAAGTAAGATAAAGAGTATCAAGACGGTGACAACTAATACCTTCATCAAATAATTTTGTGGATAAGACACACTTGTACTTTCCTCCAACATTTTGAAGAACATCTGTTCTAGTTGATTCATCTGATTCTCCTATTAAGCATATACTATCAGGAATTAATTCCTGTAAATCTTTTAACATTTGCACACGCTCACCCAGTATAAGAGGGCAACGACCAGTGACTATCTGACTATTGGCAAATTTAGCGATAGCTTTCAAGTAATCTTTATTAGCACAAAGTTTGTTCAACTGGCGCGACCAATCTCTTTTTGGATCAATTACTGGAAATCTAAAGTCTGTACGTTTAACTTGAACTACTGGGTCTTGTAGCTGGCGAGGGTCTCTAGCTTCTACCATAAAGGGTGAAAAATAATCAGCAAGAAACACGTGTTTTCCATCTTTCCTTCTAGGGGTAGCAGAGATTCCAATCTTAACTTTAGCGTTGAGAGCATTTAGTGCTGTAGAAAACATTTCAGCAGGACATAGATGTGCTTCATCTACCAATATAGTAGAAAAAGCATTTTCAAGCTCGTCTCTTCTATTATAGATAGATTTGTATATGCCTACAGTTATGTCTTGCACATCAAACAACCCATCACCGATTTTACCTATCTTAGCTGAAGGTAGCTGACGTTCTAACTCCTCAATCCACTGTCTAAAAAGAAGTTTTGTGTGTACCATTACTAATGTTTTAGTATTATTCTTTGAAATAATTTCGCACCCAGTAAAAGTCTTTCCCCAACCACAAGGAGCTTGTAAAATACCAGAACGAGCACGACCTCGTGAGAAGAATTTATCTACAACCTCTTGTTGTTCCCAACGAAGACTCCCACTAAACTCGTGAGTTTCTTCCATTTGAACAAAATTTCTGTTATCTTCTATCTCATCCCAAGTTAGTTTATGGTACGAATTTGAAGGAACAATATAATAATCTTCATCTTCAATTATAGTAGATAACCATTCATCACCGTTATCATAAGTATAAAGAGATAATAACTGATCTTCATCAAAAACATCTTCTTTTTTAATGTAAATTTTTTCAGCTAAATATATCTTTTTTACGTGAGCCTTACTCATATAAACACGCTCTTTACATCTTTCCACTCATTTGTTATTTCATAAGGATACCACTCACCATCTATCAAAAGCATAGTTGTATACATATTATCATTTTTTGATATTTCAAGTGTTTCATTAGTAGGCATCTTATACGGATAAGACACTCCTTTAACAAATATATATGATCCTCTTGTTTTAATAATTTTCTCATTCATAGCTTTAAAAGGTTCCTTATTAGATAGATCAAACGGTTTAGCTGTCGCATCCATTCCCCACTTAATCTGACTTATTATAAGCTGTTGTATATCCTTGCAAGTAGCATCAAATTTTAACCTTTTATTTAATTGAGCAAGTCGCGCAAAATAGTCACCCTGTAATGACTTATCATCTACAGTTTCCCGGTGACTATCTTTATGTCTTACAACGTATATCCTTGTTAGATCATAGGAGATTGCGTAAGGTTTTTCTTTAAGACCGAAAAAAGGATATACAATGCCATCAAATTTCGTCAAGTTCACCCCAACTAGGCCCAATCTCAAAATCGACTTTAATGGGACAATCAGGAATAGATAAACCACGGTCAGTTTGGATACAACGACGAGCGTTCTCAATGTAGGTATCTACAAGATCTTCTCTAACCTCAGATACAATAGAGTCATGAACAACAGTAAACGGTTTAATGTCTTCAAGATAATTATTATCCTCAATCCACTTTACTAAATCAACAACACCTAAAATATTAATATCTGACGCAACAGACTGAACTAAGAAGTTTACTCCAGACCGAATAGCATGTTTAGATACCCCAGGATTAGGTGATTTTGCTTCTGGTAATCTACGCTTTCTACCAAAGAAAGAATAGATAAAAGCGTGATTTTCTATTTGTCTGTTCGAGCCATCAATAAACTTTTTAAGAGCCTTAGCTTCAGAAAAATACTTATTAATAAACTGCTTAGACTGTGGTACAGATATTTCTTCACCTGCTTTAGCATCTTTATTAACAGTTTCTGCAATCTTTGCAGGACCAGCTTGATACATGATACCAAAGGTAATAGCTTTAGCGTACTGACGCTCGTTTGGGTGAAGTTTTTTTACTTCATTTACTGCTTCTGGTAAATTAAACATCTGTTTCGCTACATAAGAGTGGAAATCGAGTTTATCAATAAACGCTTTTTGTAAAAACTCATCACCACTTAGCATAGCAGCATAATACACTTCAGCAGTTCCAAGGTCACACTGAATTATTTTGTATCCTGGTCGTGCTCTGAACAGTTTTTTGATGTCTTTGTTATCTCGTGGAATATTCTGGTAGTTAAGGTTTCCACTACTCGAAAGACGTCCAGAAGTAGTACCGTGAATATTAAAACCAGAACGAAGCCTGCCATCTTTATCTACTCCATTTCTAATGTTAGAGATATAGGTTCCTGCAAGTTTAGTTTTTTCTCGAAGATCAAGAATTGCGTCAGCAAGAGGGTGCCCCATGTTTGCAAGAACTTCTTTATCAGTTGAAGGAGCACCTGTTTCTGTCTTCTTTGTTACTTTCATATTTAAGATGTTAAAGAACAGTTCACGAAGATGATAAGTAGAATTAGGATTAAAATCTTTCTCTTGTGTACGTTCAAATCTTTTTACCGCATCACTCATCATAATTTCTTCAAGACACTCTTCCATATCAATAGTATACTGTTCTGTAAGATATGTTACTTGATCAATATCGATAGGCCCACCATTCTTCTCTAGACGTTTCATAGCATGTGTTGCTGGCATAAGAATATCTTTATACAGAGAAGAAAACTCCTCACTCTTATCTACAAGAGGTTTAAACTTCATGTAAAGTTGAAAAGTAGCATCACCGTCTTTACATGCGTATGGAGCTAGAATATCACTCGGTAACATTCCATAATTAAAATCTGCTAGTTTAACTTTATTCTTACGTGCCCAAGCCTTTTTATAATCATCAAGTTCTCTTTCATAATCACCTAAATCTGTGAATCTTAGAGCAAGAGGCTTTAGACCGTGTGTGCCGACAGCTTCTTCTAAACAATAGTGAAGTAACATTGTATCTTCATAATCTGGAAATTCAAAACCAAGTTCTGTCTCCATATAGTTAGTATCAAACTTTGAGTTATGGAAAATACATTTCCGATTATAAAATAGATCATGAAACCACTGTTTGTTCGCTAATACAATATCAATAGATACATATAAACCTTGATGAGGCCTAGTAGAAACAGCGATGCCAAGAATGACTCCTGTATGCGGAGATACAGAAGTAGTCTCAATATCTACTACAAGAGTCGTGGCATCTTCTAGCTCTTGTTTGTATTTGGCAAACTGATCAGCTGTTTCAATAAAGCAATAATCTTTTTCATGTTGTTGTAAATCTTCACCTGAAAGTAGTTTTGGAATCTGGGAAAATGCACGTTGAATTTCGTCTTCCATCTGTGGTTTAATAACAGTGATATTAGGGTGCATAATTGGGAGATACTTTTTCTCAATAAAAACACCATTATACTTTTGAATACCTGTCATCCCAGCAACATATTTAAGCGCATCTGCGCCTATAGGAC